GGGGCATAAAGTAGATTCATGCAATACCGATTTACACAAACTATTTTACACTCCCGTTTCCATCATTACCTGGGGACAATTTGTCCCTATGTAACTGCCAAGTTCCGTATCACGCTTTCGCATCTTCTTTAAATAGTCGGTTGGGTTTGCACTATCTGTTAAAGCAGCTATGACATCGATGACGGAGTAATACCATTGGTCTTCATCTGGGTTCCATGCGGAGCGTATATACTGTGATTCAAATAGTTTGAGTTCGTTCATAGTGTCCTCCATAAATAATCTTTTCTAATAAAATTTTTTCAATAAACATAAATCGAGTGGAATTCCAACCATCACGCACAAATGTTCTAAAGAATATTCCGGATATTCCCGAACGAGGTCGTCCGGCAACAACAGCTCAACGGCAAAGGTACTGGCTTCCCGTTCAATGCGATCTGTTGATACCAGGGTGTTTTCCTTCAGCCACTGGGTATTCATGTTGGTATGGCAGATAGAATGCCCCAGCTCATGGGCACAGACGAAACGTTGCAAAGGATACGAAATTTTATCGTTCAGAATAATGCATTGAATCCGCTTGTATTTTGTGTAATACCCGAGAATGGATTTTAGTGGGGCATATACAATTTGTATGTCGCGAGCCCTTGCAATTTCATAGGGGTTCCATGTCTGGTATCTTTTCGCCGTCTGTACGGCGATTTTTTTTACATCCATAGCGCATCACCGCCTTTGAAAGACAAACTATTTCTGATACTTTTTGGGAGTGAATTTTTTCTTGGCTGTTCGCTTGGCTATTTTCATAGCTGTTTCCAATGAAGCACGCAATAATTCTCTATCTTCTTTGTCTTCAATGTTGCCCATAGCAGCCGAACCATCCAGCGACTCTATCATGTTCTCTAGATCGCGGGCTATATCTCGTTCATCTTTCGGGGTGAGCGGTGGTAAATTCGAGGAATGAATCTCTTTTGAATCGGAATTACCTAACAAATAATCAACGGATACCCCCAGGCATTTAGATATGGCGAGTAATTCATCATCTCTAATTGGACGAATTCCTTTTTCGATTCGATTCATGACGCTGTTGTTGATATGGACCTTATTAGCAAATTCTAGTTGATTCATACCCTTCGCTTCTCGCAATGCAACGATTCTTTTTCCGACATTCATGAATACCACCCCTTTAAATATTTCTTTTTTTAGAAACTATATTTATATCAATCATTGTAAATGTTTCTAAAATAGAAAACAACATACTTTTCTAAAACAGAAAAAATATTTGAAATAGTGTTGACTTTTCTATTTTGGAAAAGTATAATAGCAATATAAAAGATTTCCAAAACAGCAATGAAGGAGGTGATAGATTTGAAAATAAAAAATAAAGTAGATTTAAAATTCATTCGAAACAGACGGTTGCAATTGGGCTTAACCTTATTTGAAGTGGCTCAGGCGCTCGGCTTGAAAAACGCTGGTAATTATTACAAGTACGAAGCTGGAGAATATCAGTTAAGCGCATCAATGTTGCCTCCTCTGGCTAAGCTACTTCAATGTAATATCAACGATTTTTTTTGCCATTAATATTGCTAAAATAGAAAAATATAAGGTGGGAACATGAATAAAAGAGAAAAAGAGCCATGCGGGGGCACGGCTCAGGGATTCATATATCAAAAAACCTATCGGATTGGAAAGAATAATAAATATAAAGAAATGTTTGAACTGGCGACACAAAAGCCTATACGGAAGCGGAGGAAATATCCCGTATCCGGGAAAGATAATCGTGGAGTTTATCATGCAACGCGGTGATTTCCGCTCTGCTGTTTGGAAGTAAATCATCATCATAATCTTCCAGTAACCAATTACAGGAGTACAAAGCTCCGCACAGTTCCTTGATGGTCAATGGAAATTCAGCAACGCCGTCTGGTACATCATCTGTTAAATCATAGTTTTTTAATTTTTCATACCCTGAATGAGTGGCCGATGCAATCCTAGCAGGAATATCGCAACCAATTTCGTAAGCATCTTCAACAAGACATTCCATTACATTAAACATTACACGACATTCAGGATTGGTAAATTGTATTGTTACTGATTGACGATTTCTTTTGAGCTTATTTTTCCTTGACATACTATTGCTCCTTTCGTAAATTATTTTGACTTTTAAACATAGTATAGCACAGAAGGCGATGAAAATAAGAGGTGAAAAACATGAAAAACAATCCATGGAGAGTGGCAACAAATCATGTTTGCGGGGAAAAACATTTTCAGGTATACCGTTTCCGGCGCCTAGGTCAAACAGACCATGCCGGAAATCGGGAATGGCGGGGTGGAATCTTCGCGACAAAAGAAGAAGCCCAGAAGTTTGCCAACGTATTGAATGATGCGGAAAGGAGCTGATATCGTGGCAAGCTATGAAGAAAAGGCCACCAAGCTGGCACTTGATGACCTTTCCTGCGAATCAATAAAAAGATGGTTTGATATGGAATATTCAAAAAATTAATTATCTGGAGGCTAAAATGGAAAACTATATTTTTATTTGTCTAATGATTTTAGTGTCAACCATTATTAATGTTACCGTTGCAGGATGGTTGGCCGTAAAGATGGGAGAGTTTATGTGGGAAAAAATCCAAAAACTATAGGCAAATCTTTTTAAAGACATCTCCAAAAGGTGTAATAGAAAACAACCCACTGGAAACTTCCATACTACTGTAATTGTCTGGATGCTCTTGAGCTATCTTTGTACCTTGTTTATATTCATCAAAAGCTTCGTAGGCCTTGTAAATAGTTTCGTCAACGAGGGATGAAATATGGCTCAACTCAACAATTCCAAGGCGGGATAAGTTATTGATAGAAATTGCATTGTTTTCGAAGTTAGTTTCTATCAAACCTGGAATGTAGATAATGTCTTTGCCTAGAGAAGTATAGGACTTACGATCATTGGCATATAGTCTGAATTCAGCCAATGGGCCTACTTTAGGTAATATTTTCAATAGTTTAGCGTCGTTGGCAGACATTTGCTTAATGATTTCTACAAAAGCAATATGAACTTTATCAGAACTTCGTGCATCGAATTCAGCTGCTATTAATTTAGCAAACATTTTTCGTACATCCGTTTTTTCTACGTAATATTTTGATGCCTCTAATGCAGGCCCGATAACACTAATGTCGGGATTATTATTAATTGAGTCGTTTGGGATTTTACTTACTTCATCATCGATGTCTTTTGCATAACGGCGAATATTCGCTTCAACAGTTTGCTTGAGTTTTTCATCCCATCTACCAAAGGTTGCTTGCCAAAGCAGATTTAGCGTTTTTGCAGGAGCGTCAGCTCCTTTGGTAGCGAGTGAGGTCAGAGCTGCTGTTGCTACTGATACGGTGATTGGATCCATTAGAATCTCTCCTTTTTTAAATAAACAGAATTAGACGTTTATGAGCAAAAATTAATACGCATAGTTATCATCTCCCTTCATGACCATTATAGCACGAAGGGATAAGTAAGCCGAAAGGAGATGGCACCTGAAATAAAAATGAACTTGATAGAGATAGAAAACTACCATAAGCAGATGGCCTTGGATGATTTGAGTCATGCCCTGGCCTGGGGTCAAAAATACGTTATTTTCCTATTAGCAGATAATGGCAATACGGTCATTATTTCCGATGGCATTGATAATAGCGAACTGATGCGAGTCAATGTGACAGGCGATAACGTAGAGGCTATGATTCTGGATGTCATGAGCCAAGGACGCCAATATCTCTTGTAAAGGAGGAATCCGGGATGAAGAAGCAACGGATGAATAGCATGCCGCGTACTTTAGCATGTATAGCCATTGCGATTACCCTGGCATATTCGGCCATTGCCTACGCTGGCAGCGGAGATGCCGAACAGGAGCCATATCAAACCTATACACATTTTGTAACAGAAGGCGAAACGATTTGGAGTATCGCTGGCCAGGTATGCAAAAATGATCAGGATATTCGGCATGTCATGTATCAGATACAGCAGGACAACGGAATTGGCCATAATGATGATATCAAACCAGGACAGCGGTTGATTATTCGCTATTGAAAATGAAGGAAGGGAAATAAATGACTGAAAAAGAAAAAAAGTTTCTGGCAAACTGGTTCTATAGACTGTACAGGTCGGAGCTAATAACAAAGAAAATATCCCAAACTGACAAGAGCGATATTGCCCGTGAACAAAGGATTAGGGCCGAAGCAAAAGCCGCTGAAGCGGAATATGTGTTTAAAAGCTTGTGTCCAGATGACACCTACACGATGGAATATTTGATGAGAAAAGCCGCAGCGGAAATCGGTATTTGTTAAGGAGGTAGCTGCCAATAACTCAAAAAGAAAAAAAGTTTTTAAAAGACTGGTACTATGGCGTATATCTGGCAAAGCTGATGGTACAAAAAAAGTCCAAAACGGATAAAAGCAAGGATTTGCGTATCCGGAAGCTGAGAGCTGAAACAATGGTAATAGAAGCAGAATACGTTTTGATGAACCTGATGCCGACCGACGATGTATTGCCAGGGTTGAGGGAAAAAGCCGAAGAAGAAGCCGGGCTTTACTAAGCACGCCGGGGCAGAGGTTGATTATACGTGATTGAAGGAGATTAAAAGAATCAAAAAGGTAATCATGGGGAAAGGAGCCATGCGGAATGATGAAGGAAAATGGAATGTGGTGTTGTTCGGTTGATGACGATGAGCATTTTGGCCCGGCCCAGTTTGAAACAAGGGAAGCGGCTTTACGTGACGCTATGCAGATGGCCAAGGAAGAAGGCGGAGAAACCATCTACATAGGACGTATACAAGAATACGTTCCCCAAGTGAATAGCTACGCAGGAGACATGCTGGAATATGTCCAGGAAGATGCCTATGAGGAAGGTGGGGAATATGCGGAAACATATCTGAACGATGTTACCCCGGAAGATGAGGCAGACTTGGGACAAATGCTTCAGGCTGCCTTTAACAGTTGGCTTGAAAAGCATCCGGAATACGAACCGGGAAGGTGTTTTTCTCTCGTAACGGATGTAGAAGCTATTGATGTTTCTTCTAACAATGATGGTCAACTACTGCCACTTTTAGAAGTGGCGGCTTGTAAGTCAGAACAACATAGGTCCTAACGACATTTTAATAAGAAAGTGAGGTGAGGCGGGCATTCCCCTCCGACCTAAGAGGTCGGAGTATCCTGCCCGCATTTAGATGAAGACAAGGGATAAGGTCGAATTGAAAGACCGGCTGACATACGACCGCGAGGAATTCGCAGCCATCACAGGCACGTCAGCCGATATGGTAAGCCAATGGATTCATGACGGGATGCCGGCGTTCCGCGCCAAGCGCGTCTACATCATTGAAAAAGAATCCGCCCTGGAATGGCTGAGAGCCAAGGCAAAACGCCGGGACGGACTGATGCGGCGGGAAGTTCGGACAATCGACGTCCGGAAAAAGGATGATGACATATTTCCAGGTATAGAGCTTGCTTAATGACGGAAAAAGGGCTCTGTGTTAGACATGGAACACAGAGCCCAAATACTGCCGAACGGCTAGTTTATCCGGCAGCACCTATTAAATTGTATTTCATTATAGCACGATGTGAATTTAAATTGCAATATGTAAAAAAATTTATGAGATTGGAGGCGGTAAAACATGAAGAACAACAGGGACAACGTCTTTAAGATATTATATCGTATTGGATGTCATTGCGATCATTGTATGTTTCAATACAGATAATGTAGTTTTACGGTTGGTCTCTTTATTGATTGTTGTTGTAGCCATTGTATTACTGATTGTAACAGATAAAATCAAAGATTATATTGAAACGCTCAATCTATATATAGCCTGGCGGAATGAAAGAGAAATAAGAGAGCTTCAACATCTCAGAAACGCACTCAGGAGATACTGGGATGACTGGGTTGCAAACAAGGACAAATAATTAAGGGGCTGATTTACATGGACGTCGAAGAAATCATTGCGATGTGGAAAAAAGAATCCGCTAACAGCAATAAATATATCAAATTAATTGGGAAGGTTGCCGTAAACTACATCAGCACGCATCAAGAAGAAGCGGACAAGATTACCGCTGATTTGACGCTGAATGGGCGCATGGATTTTCTGAGAGAAAGAGCCAGAAAAAATCAGTTGGGAAATGTCGGGGTGGCCACGCTGGATGATCTGTATGATTACTTTCATTTTGGAGACAAAGCGCCGACGATTTTGAGCGATGAAGATATTGGCGACATTGGGATGCACGCCAAGCCGATACCGGCACCAGAGCCGGCAGCACCCAAGCCAACGGCTAAGCGAGTAAATCTGAGTATGGATGATTTATTTTAGGAGGTGTACGAATGAAACAGGATATAGTGCCGGCCGACGCACTAGAAAAAGAATTCTATTCATTCGATGTCTCGAACAAAGAAAAAGAATGGATCATAAAGCATGCAATGCAGAAACAATACATTGTGTGCACTCATGGCACAGAGGCAAAGAATGAATATCTCCGGGAACATCCGGATTGCATAAAGGATAATGCCCATAAAAGGATTACAAACAGCACACGATTTGGATATTGTACTTGGTGCCACCATTCCTTCATTGTTCCTAAAACGTGGATTATCCGAAAACGACAGGATGATATATTTAGGTATCATACCCAGAAATGCCCATACTGCCATAAGCGGCATGAGTTCATATCTGGGCACAGAGGATTAGGGAATAAATCCATCAAGCGGTTGGTTACATTGTTTTCAAGGAGCCGAAAAAGTAAAGATACAATTTTGGCCAAAGTAGTCGCAGCTATCCTTCCGATTGAAAACGGCTATAAGGATTGTCAGTTACAGACCTATGTAGTTGGCATGATGCGGCTGGAAATTGGCAAGCCGACAGCATATTACATCAGGGATGTATATTACTACGATGGAGAATTCAGACCATATGGAATCGGCGGGCCATGGGTACGACGGAAGAAAATCGGTTATGGACTGGCAACACTGTGGGAGAATTTAGGCTATACAGAGGAAGCCGATTATACGTCCTTATACAAAATAATCCAGGCATCAGCCTGGAAATACTGCGAGTGCAAAGAATTTTTTTCATCCTATAGATTTCCAGCGTATGCATGCAATGTAGAAAAGTATTTGGACTTGTATTCACGATTTCCACAGATTGAAATTCTTGTCAAAAGTGGACTGGCCGATATTGTCCGGACGAAGTTAGACGATGACTATAACGGCTCCACCAGGCCGGCTATTATCTGGCGACAATATAAGAATCCGAAGAACATACTGCGGTTTACGCTGACAAAGGATGAACGGAAACTGATATATGAATTGCACCAAAAAGGGAATGATATATCCATGGACGCGATTAATCTGTTAGCCATACAGCAACAGCATAAAAAACGGTGTACCCTTTCTGATGCCATGGACATGGCCAAGAATTATTGGTATATAGGCGAAGACTTGGTTAAGGATCCGTACCTTATGGACGCTCACAGTCTGATTGCCTACTGCACCAGGCAGTTGGACAAAGTCAGGAAAAAAGATGGGGATTATCAATGGAAAAACGTATGCGTTGGTGATATCTGTCGGGATTACCTTGATTATTACAGGGAAATCAAGAAGCTTGGGTACGATTTAACGGACCGGACGTATATCCGACCCCGCGATTTATATGAAGCTCACCGGCATACATCGGCAGTGCTGAGAGCCAGAGAGGCAGCTCGGATAGCCGCCATGAGAGAAAAAGAACAGAAAGAAAAAAGTATTGGATTAGAGGAACGAGCAAAAAAACTGCAATCGTATATCTTCACGGATGGAACGTTCTTTATACGGCCATTGCGGACGGCAGAGGAGTTTATTCATGAAGGCAGCGTAAATCACAACTGCGTAGGCACGTATATCACAAGATGTGCCAAAGGGCATACAGCTATCATGGCCATACGCAAGATTGATGATCCAGACACCGTTTTTTATACCATGGAAATCATGGACAACAAGATTATACAATGCCGGACCAAGAACAATGTGCCGGCAGAAGAAGATACGGATATTGGTCATTTTGTAAAGCTCTATGAAGAAACTATATTGAAACCGAAACAGGAATCACGAAGGGAAGGTGTGTAATATGGCAAACATTATAAACGTAGAAAGTCAGGCTATAGGCGTGAGGACAGTGGAAACGATTGCCACAGAAATCAACACGATAAAGCGGCAGACGCAGAAAATCATGCTGGCGTCATCCATCGAAATCGGGAAACGCCTGACCGAAGCGAAAGAGCTGGTAGACCATGGGCAATGGGGCCAGTGGTTACAGAACAACGTTAATTATTCTGAACGGACAGCGCAGAACCTAATGCGGATCTATGACTCGTACGGGGAAAAATTTGGCATGACTGAAATGGACAGCCTATTTGCTTCCGACGCTCCGAATGTCTTTGAAGAATTATCATATACGCAAGCGCTTGCGCTTTTGTCATTACCGACCGAGGAAGAGCGGGAGCAGTTCGTAGAAGAAAATGACGTGGCCGCCATGAGTACACGGGAACTGCAGGACGCTATCAAAGCGAAAACGGATGCGGAAACGCGAGCGAATAATGCGGAAGTTCGGGCCAGTGATGCAGAGCGCATGGTTGCAGAAGCACAGCAGCGGGCTAACCTGGCAGAAAAGAATCTGGAGAATGTGAAGGCACAGCTCAAAAATGCAGATGCCCAGATGACGGATATTTTTGAACAGGCACGAAAAGAGAAAGAAACGCTGATAGCCAGAATAACGAAACTGGAAACCCGTCCCACGGTCTCTGAAGACAAAACGGAAGAAATCAATAAGCTGAAACAGAAAATCAAGGATCTTGAAGATAACGGTCCGGATCAGGACAAGCTTATCTTCCAGGGGCATCTGGTAGTGTTGGAAAATGAATTCAATGCCATGCTGAATGACATTGAAAATATCGATGATGACAGTAAGCGTCAGAAGTTTATTGAAGCGGCAAGAAAAATGCTGAGTCGCTTGCAACAATATGTTGTGTAGGACATGGAAATGAAGGTGGCGAAATGGATGAAAAAATAAAAGAAGAAATTACTACTAATATACGGTACAGCCGGCGGAAGAAATATATCATGAAAAGAGCGTGGAGACGCTCGATACGTGCTACGATTTCCAGCCGGTGCCGACATGCACGGTGGGAATATAAAGGCGGAAAATAAATCAGGAAGAAGAAACTCGAAAGGAATGATGAAGAATGGACAATACCGTTTTATTCCAAGGAAAAGAAATCGATTTAGACGAAAATGAACAGCATGATGGAATCCATCATCCAGATCACTATACTTGGAAAGGGCAAGAATGTAAAAAAATAATTGATGCCATGACAGTAGGGCTTGCAGGCATTGAAGCTTATTACATGGGCAACATTATCAAGTATTTGTATCGCTATCCTAAAAAAGGAACTCCCAATAACGATTTATTGAAAGCTGGCGAATACATTAAGATGCTGCGGGAACTATACCAGACGAAAGGATGATTCGAGATGGACGACAAGGACAAAATAAAGAACTGGTATGCACCAGGGTCAGTCAAGGTGCATATGATGACAGATGAAGAACGGAAAGAGATAGAAGCTCATCGGAAGAAGCGGGGCGGGAACAGGAACAAGAAAGTAATCGCCGAATATATCAGCGACCACAAAGCAGCTGTCAGGGCCAGGACAATCAAATCCAAGAAATAAGGAGAAACAACATGAAGATTATGGGAGCCCATGAAAAGAAATTCATTGATTATTTCGGCGCTGCTGACAGCGTAGCAACGCAGCAGATTGTCGGCCAGGTGTACATGATTGACTACAACAAGTTCGGCGGACAGGAAATTTTTTATATTGCAGGAAGGCAGAACATGAAAATCTGGAGAAAAGACGGAGACAGTCACTGGAATTACGTAGGTATCAACGGCACGCAGTATGACCTGGACAGCGAATTAAACAACATAACGGAATTAGACGTACTGTCAGCCATTCAGCGTAAACTGGAAGAATGAAAATATGAAGGGGTGAATTAAATTGAATCAGATTATAGTTAGTGGCAATTTGGGAGATGATCCACGGACGGCCGTTACCGCAACTGGCCGGGCCGTAGCCCGATTCTCCATTTGTTCGAAAATGAAGTACGTCGATGCTAATGGAAAGCAGAAAGAAATACCGGAATGGCATAGATGTATTGCCTGGGGGAAAATTGCAGACGACGTATCCATGTTTTTATCAAAGGGCGATTACATTATGGTATTGGGACGAGAACAAAGCCGGTCCTATACGGACAAGAACAATATCAAGCGAAACATGACAGAAATAAACGTTCAATCCATATGGATGCCGCTTATGTACTTCCGCGAAAAAAGCCAGAAGGTCGCACAGTCACCACAGAATTACCAGGACATAGGGCAGGAAGTACATGAAGAAGAAATACCATTCTGAGTTCATATGCCCCATTTGTGGGAACGAATACAACAGCTGCATTTACTGTCAACAGATTAAGCAGGATAACATGCATGGTAGGGATATAAAGGCGGAAAATACATAGCAAAGGAAGGAATTAGTAAAATGTTAAAAATCAGAATTAAAAAATGGTTGGATAGTTATTCGGCCGATGATATTAAATTGCCCAGAATTACAGCAGGCAACGCATGTTTTGATTTTTATGCTCCCCAAAAGATGATTATTTATCCGGGAGAAACGGGAGTATTCGTTGGGACGGGGATAGCATTTGAAATCCCTGAAGGTTATCACATGAAGCTATTCATGCGGTCGAGCTATGGAGCGCATAGAAAGTTACGGTTGAGCAACTGCGTTGGGGTTGTGGATAGCAGCTATCGTGGAGAAGTCAAAGGACTGTTTGACAATATCGGAGAAATGCCGGAAATTATTGAAAAAGGTGAACGATTTTTACAAGGGATGATTGAAAGAAACATCGATGTTTCGTTTGAGGAAGTATCTACATTGACAGAGACTCAGCGTGGAGACGATGGCTTCGGGAGTACAGGGAAATGAGAGCGCCTAAGGCGTTTGATGAACTGAATGGCCGAAACTGGTGCGCACTGGCGGTCGCAATATGGTCGCCAGTGCCATTGACTGTCGAGGATAGTTTTGCCATGTACGAGACTGGACAGAAACAGCGGCGTGGAAATGTAGATGGATTGCCGTATGACAGATATAAAGAGGCTTATCTAATGCAAAGTTATGGGTTGGAAGGAACCGAACTGGATTGCTGTGTATGTTTAAAACACGCGTCACATTACGCATGGAAATATAGAAATGGAGAGGTATAGGAAGTGGAAATCATGGCAGGTAAAGTAAGGAAGGTAGAGCTGAATGAGGACCTGCAGCATATGCTTATAAGTGCTGTCAGGTATGCTATGGGGCGGCGGACATACGTAGTCAGTTGGACGGTATCGTATATCATGCCGCTTATACCGGATATGGATACAAAGGTATTGACAGTCATGAAGCGGGACTATGAAGAAGCGCCCAGCCTGGGAGACGCTTGTGATAAACAGGATTGGGACCGGTTCTATGATGTGGTATTCACGGAGCTGAAAAAACGGGGGGAAATAGTATAGCTCGCCCTATATATTATATATACATATATACGCAAATTTTTTTTAAAGGGGCAATCCCCTTTAGGGGCTGGTAGTAGGCGTTAAAGTTAGTGCCAATTTCCAATACTGATGAGGTAACGTTATGGGATTTGTTCGAAATATAAAATACTACTGCGGAAGAGAATATTTTGAGACAGACTTGTTCGAGCTTGCGGACATGAGAGAACGGGGAAGAAAAATCAGAAAACCCAGGACTGAGAAATCTTCCGTTGATCAAAAACGTCGGAACAAGAAAAGAGCGGAACGGAAACTCCTGCAGGAAATCATGACGAATTTTACCAGGGCAGATATTTTCCAGACGCTGACCTTCGACAAAGAACATCAGCCGGCAACTGCAAAAGAAGCGAACAAAGAATTCCATAACTATATCCGGAGATTGAACCGGAGGCGGAAGAAAATAGGATTGCCCCCGGCAAAATACAAAGGCGTATTAGAAAAGAAAAGTGGCAAGTATCATTTTCACGTTGTCATCAGTGGAGGCATCAGCCGTGATGAGATGGAAGGCATCTGGGGAAAAGGGTTAGCAAATGCCAGGCGCCTAAAGATCAGCGATAAAGAGATTATGCAGAAGCTTGTAAAGTATCTGCTGAAAGAATCACGGAATGAAGAAAAATTCAAAAGCCGGATTATTTCATCAAGGAACTTAGAAAAACCGAAAGTCACAAAGACAGACTGGCGATTCAGCCACCGTAAACTAGTAGAGCTGGCCGGCCTGACAGATTGTGCGGAAGTCTGGGAAGAATTGTATCCGGGGTATGCGTTCATCGAGGCAGAGAGTACGTTCAACGAGATGACTGGATGGCATATCACAGTGAAGATGAGTAAGAAAGAGGGTGAGACGTAACATGTTAAAGATTACGATTCCGGCCACGCTGCCAGGGCTGAATGAATACGTAAAAGCGAATAGGGCAAATGCGTATAAAGGAAGCCGGGTAAGCCGGGATGCACATTATATCTGCCGCCTGGGCGCTCTGCCAATTCGGGGGAAGATGCTGCCGAAGTGTATGCCTGTATTCCGCTGGTATGAGCCGAATAGGAGACGGGATAAAGACAACATCGCCATGGCCAAGAAGTTCATCCTTGATTCACTCCAGGAGATGAATGTTCTGGAAAATGATGGCTGGGCACAGATCATGGGATTCATTGACGAATTCTATATTGATAAGATGAATCCGAGAGTAGAAGTCCTGCTCTATGAGCCGACGGATGCGGATGAATTCTTCAAGGAGCTAAGACGGTGGACAATGATGTTGTGGAAGCATGTATAGGAGGCATGAGTATGGGTATTCGGATTACAAATATCAGTAAAAGTGAAAGTAACAAGGGGAGACGTATCGTTATCTGTTATGTGAAAGATAATCAGGGAATTGAAGACACATATAAACTCAGCAGTTTTGAAATTGCCAGACCCGAAATGGAAGATGCCTGGGAAGCAATCAATATCGCATATCAGAGGGTACACCCAGATTACAAAGATGATGAAACATGGGTGGATTTTGCTTTCAGCCGTGTTGGCATCAAGTATGTACAAAGTCTCAAAGGGGATATTGTCATTAAGGAATTTCGGTTAAGTGGTGTCATGGCTTGGGACTATATGGGATTCAGTACTATCACTACTGATAAAATCAGCCCACAGCAGAACGAAGAGTTGACTGCCGCTGTTTGCAAATTAATCAAGGAAGCGGAATTATACGTTCAGGGCAAGCGGGCACAGATGCAGTTATTCCGCGACAGATTTGTCCGTGATGCGGACAAAGAAGAAATGGAGGAAGGCTGATGTTCAAAATCAATGGATGGAGCAAGAACTATAGTGAAAAGGTTTATATCTATGAAGAAGCGGCGGCACAATTTTCTGAGACGCTGCTATTCATGGCGCTTCATGACGAATTTGGGTTTGGCATGAAACGCATGGAGAAGATTGTGAAGTACTGGGATGACCTGCCGGGTGATGAAGATCATATAAGAAGCTGGCTCCAAATCATAACGGAACACGGGTATAACAATGAAAAGATGGACCGATATTACGAAGGAAAATCCTGCCGTTGGCCTCTGCCGGATTGCTGAAACGCGACAAAATTTTGGCAAGGATGTACAAAGAAAAGATACACAATATAATTCTGGGCGCGGTTGTCATCACGTATTATATCCTCCTGACGTACTTCCGATTTGATGCGGATAAGCTGCAGGCAGTAACTAAGAGATTATATGGGTATGCCTTCGCACTCAGATCAGAAGCGCTGGGCATTACGATTTATGATTACATGGCAGTAATGAAGAAGGAATGTGATATCAGCTATGACATACTCGAAGTTTACGAAAAGCAGAACGGGAAAATAAGAATCGGGCCGAAGTGGGGCATTAATAGTTTGACAGGGAAGCCAAGAAAAAGAGATGAAAGTGCATGAAGCACAGCCGATTTGCAATCAGAATGGAGATGAGACCTTGACTGCTAAGGAATATCTTAATCGAGTAAGAAGACAATACTACATAGTTAAACAAACTGAGCGAGAAGTGATAGAGGTACGGCATGATATGCTGACTATCAAGGCCAGCAGTTTGACGGAGAAGGTGACTGGAAGCAAGACATCTGATTTGGCAGATAAGTACATCAAGATTGAAAGGTATTTGGATAAGGTCGAAAGCGAATGGTGCAAGCTGGTAGACATGAGGCTGGATGCCAAAGCCATGATTAACTCAATTCCAAATCAGCAGCAGCAGGCTGTTTTATATGCGAGATATATCAATTGCATGAGGTGGGAGAATATAGCGATTGAAATGCACTACAGTTTGCAAGGCATATTTAATTTACACAGCCGGGCATTGCAGAGTTTTGAAAGAATTAACAGTGAATATCTGCAAACTGTAGATAAAAATAGAGTAAATAAAGGCGTATAATGATAGTGTGAGAATTTGAGAAAAGACAACCAATTATGGCTGTCTTTTTTTTATGTGAAAATCATGACGAAGCTCAACCAATGAAAGGACCAAAAGAACATCGAAGAATTTAAAATCCTCATGTATGAGTTAAGAGCATAATACAATAATATAAGTATTAAAAGATTTAAAGATAAATTGGCTTTAAACTTATAATTTTAGGTTCTTCCACAAAACAAGAAAGCCGCAGGGGTCGGGCGCCCCGCGACGCTTTTCTAGTTATGAATATTTTTTACAGTTTGTTTGTCTATTATGCATAACTGTTACAAAAACGCATAGATGGAGGTGATGGAGGGTGAATGTTTCCAAGTGTTGGCGTAGTCTGGTCATATCTCAAAGCGAAATGGCTAAAATACTGGGGGTGACACAGCAGCGAATATCACAGATGCGCCAGAACGAAGAACTGGTATGTGATGATGATGGGAAAATCCTGCTCATACAAAGCCTGGATTTCCTACACAAGCAGGAACTGGAAAAAAACGGGGGCAAAGACGTAGCTTTTGAAAGGGAACGGGCCCTCCATGAAAAGGCTAAACGGGAAATAGCTGAACTGAAGTTAGGGGAGTTGAAAAATGAGTTGCATAAGACCTCGGATATCGTCTATCTCGTTGGGAATATGGTTGTTGTGTTCCGCAGAACGCTTCTGGCATTGCCGTCAAAAATGGCGACCTCCCTCGCTGGGAAATCGCCAGAGGACATTAACGAGATGCTGACGGCAGAAATCAACCGGGCATTAAAAGATCTTTCCGAGTTCGACGCGGCTAAACTGGAAAATATCGACTCTGGGGATGATGATGACGTCTGAACCGAAAAAACACGGCTATATTCCCAGAAAAACTATCCATCTTATGCGGGATATCCTGTCTGATGTCGCGCCCCCGCCGCTCATGACCGTATCGGAATGGGCGAATGAATACCGTCAGATACCGGCTGAGTACGGTGCGGACCCCGGCAAATGGGTATCTAAGAATTACCAGATACCTATCATGGACGCGTTTACCGCCAAAGGAGTCACGAAAGTAGTTGCTATGCTGGGGGCCCAGTTAGGTAAATCTGAAATCCTGTTTAACCTCCTGGGTCGTTTCATTCATCTGGATCCGTGCCCGATGCTTATGGTACAGCCGACTGTAGAAGATAGTAAGGATTTTTCGAAAGAACGACTGACCCCGACGGTTGCCATGACCCCCGTCCTTGCATGCCGTATCCATGAACAGAAATCCCGGAATGGCGACAACACAATTTTAAAGAAACTATTTCCCGGCGGCTATTTATCGCTCGTCGGATCTAATGCACCGTCCGGCCTTGCCAAGCGCTCTATCCGGGTGCTGGTGTGCGATGAAGTGGACCGGTTTGCACTATCGGCCGGTACGGAAGGCGATCCGGTAAACCTGGCAGAAAAGCGTACATCCAACTTCTGGAATCGTATCATCGGGCTGTTCTCTACTCCAACGGATGCCACGAGCCGCATCATGCGTGAGTACATGCTGGGCAGCCAAGAAGAGTGGCGGTATCAGTGCCCGAACTGTGGCGAATGGCACTGGGTAACTATCGATGATATGAAGTTCGAGTACGACGAATACGATAAAGACGGCCAGAAGAGCTATGAAGTGCATAACGTCTGGTGGGTTTGCCCAGATTGCGGTTGCCAGTACACGGAATCCCAGGTAAAGGCGGCTAAGCAGGGGTACATCTGTCTGAATCCAGGTGTTACGTCTGTCCGGTCGTTCCATGTGAATGCCTTTTCATCCCCCTGGGTGCACTGGACGGATATCGTCAAAGAGTATCTGGAAGCCAAAGACGATGAAGAATCGATGAAGACATTCGTCAACACCCGGCTTGCTGAAATCTATAATCCAGATACCAGTATCAAGGATATCGAGCCGCTACTAGTCCGGCGGGAGCCGTATAACGCAGAGCTCCCGGAAGGCGTCCTGCTCCTGACTGCCGCGGTGGATACACAGGATGACCGTCTGGAGTACGAGGTTGCCGGTTGGGGTAGGGGCGAAGAACGCTGGGGCATTGAAAAAGGAATCCTGCTGGGCGTTCCGGATGTGCAGTCCCACGTCTGGGAGGACCTGGACCGGCTGCTAAACCGGGAATTCACATTTTCCGACGGCCGGACCCTGAAAATTGCCCGGACGTTCATCGATTCCGGTGGCCATTACACATCAGAAGTATACCGGTACTGTATGGATAGGCAGTACCAGCAGAGGTTTGCTATCCGCGGCGCGCATGAATTCGGTGTTCCACTGCTATATAAACCGGCTAAGGCCCGGAACTTCCCGGGGCTCCTGTTGACACTTATCGGGGTCAACGATGGCAAGGAATACATCCTGCAACGGCTGAAGAATGTCACGGAAAAAGGAGCCCAGTATATGCATTTTCCCGATGACGATGAACGCGGCTATGACCGGCGGTATTTCCGCGGACTTCTGGCAGAAAAGCTTGTACTGGAGAAGAGCCGCGGCAGAATCGTCAAGCGGTGGAAGAACATAGCGCCTGATGGCCGTAACGAACCAATCGACCTGCAGGTATATAATCTGGCCTGTATGCGCTCTATCCGCCCTGACTGGAGTGCCTATGAAGCTGCTATAAGCGGCGTGATAGGCGATACTAAGCCGGTCAGCGTTAAGAAAAAGTACGGATGCATCCGGAAAGGAGTTGTCGTATGACAGATACGGTACAACAGGCTCGTTTGCGGGCCTTGTTGGAAGCAGAAAAGAAAGTACTTAAGTCCCAGGAATGGCAGGACGGTACGATTAAGAACCGTCGGGCAGATTATCAGCAGATCCGGCGGTCTATCGACGAGTTACGCGCCGCCGGCGTGACATTGCCTGAAGAGTCAGCAGAAGCCGTACAGAAGTACGAATCTGCCAGGACGAAGCGCTTTATTTTACTGGATTGAGAGGGTAGCGATATGGGAAAGAAAAAGCATAAGCATAGCAAGATGGCGCGTATGCCGACGATGAACGTAGTACGTATGGCCGTACGTAATTCCGGCTATTCTGAGTCTGGGGCATCATTCCGCAAAGGGAGCCTGGCTGCTTGGCATCCGGTTAAATCATCGCCGCAAAGTGATATCGATGCGAATTTAGGCGTACTACGCGGCCGGTCTTCCGATTTAGTACTGGGTACACCGGTAGCGTCTGCCGCCATCAACACATCGCGTACAAATATCGTAGGGGCAGGGCTGAACGTTGCCCCGAGGCCTATGTATAAACTACTGGGCATCACAGCAGAACAGGCGGAAGCGTGGAGCCGGAGCGTCAAGGCAGAATTCAATCTATGGGCGTCATCAACGGAATGCGATGTGTTCGGCCGGAATAATTTCTATGATATGCAGGACATAGCTTATATGGGATACGCTGTAGATGGCGACTCATTCGCACTGTTCAAGTACCGCCAGTCAGGCCCACTCATGCCGTATTCCCTGCGCATCCAGCTGGTAGAGGCTGCCCGGATAAGCAACCCATGGGCGATCAATACAGACGGCATCGTACTACCGGGAAATGTTGTCATGCATAACACGGACAATGGGAACCGCATCATCAACGGAGTCGAAGTGGACGACGATGGCAAAGTAGTTGCCTATTACGTATCTAACCGGTACCAGTACGACCCGGCCAATATGTATCGTGCTACGACCTGGGCACGGGTAGCGGTGCGCAGTGCACAGACTGGAGTGCCTAATATCCTACAGGTATGCCACGATGAACGGGCCGAACAGTACCGGGGCGTACCTAAACTGGCTCCTGTCATCGAAACTATCAAGCAGACCGGCAGATATACGAATGCTGAATTGACAGCGGCTATCATCAAAGCGTACTTCACCATGTTCATCCGAGAAACATCGGACCATGAAACCGGGGATATGCCTATATCGGACCTGATGAACGGCTCTGGAAGGCCATCACCAGCATTAGACCCGGGAAGTATCGCAATCGGGCCGGGAACGGTCAATATGCTTCCTCAGGGGTACGATATTGCAACTGTTGATCCTCAGCGGTCGCTGTCCACGTTTGAGCCGTTCGTAAAGGAACTGACTAAGCAGATAGGGGCATCCCTGGGGATACCGTATGAAGTATTGATGAAGTCGTTCAATTCCAGTTACACGGCAAGCCGGGCGGCTCTTCTGCAGGCATGGTCTGAATTCAAAATGCGCCGGGTATGGTTCTCTCGGGATTTTTGCCAGCCTGTGTATGAAGTCTGGCTGACAGAGGCGATTGCCATCGGCAGGGTACGGGCACCGGGATTTTTTGATGATCCTATCAAACGGGCCGCTTGGTGTAACAGCGAATGGTTCGGCCCTGTCATGGGCGTTCTGGATCCGGTGAAAGAAGCCCAGAGTGCACAGCTCCGTATATTATTCGGCTTATCGACCCGGGAAAAGGAAGCGGCTGAAATGACAGGGACGAGCTGGGATGAAAATGTGGAACGCCTGGCCATTGAAAACAGCCGGCTATCTCAGCATCAATTGCCTGTATATCCGGCGGTCAATGGTAACGACACAGCATCCGCTGATGATACCACTGAGCAGGCCAGTACCGGGCAGAAAATGCAATCAGGAAGGGGAGAAGTCTGAAATTGAAATTCTGGAATTTTAAACCGAACGAAGAAACACCGGACGATGTAGAACTGCGTATTGATGGTGATCTTATCGACAGCGATGATGCGTGGATCTATGAATGGCTGGGGGTTCCAAGCGCATCGCCTAATGCGTTCCGGGAAGAGCTGAAAAATTATGCCGGAAAAAATATAACCGTCACTATCGACAGCTACGGCGGCAGTGTTTACGCCGGTACCGGCATCTATAATGCACTGATGAAGCATCGCCATGATGGCGGGCATGTTACGACTGTCGGCGATACGAAAGTCATGAGTGCTGCTACGGTGGTCTTCATGGCAGGAGAACAGCGTAAACTGACACCGGGATGCGTTTTCATGGTCCATAATCCGTTGACATATGCTAATGGATACGCATCGGACATGCGCCATACAGCAGATGTGCTGGACGAAATCAAGGAATCTATCCTGAATGCGTATGAGCTGGCTACGGGACGGCCACGTCAAGAGCTGTCTGATTTAATGGACGCTGAAACGTATATGAGCGCCCAGACAGCTATTGATAACGGATTCGCTACGGAGATGCTGTACGCAGATGTACAGAACAGTGGTCCTCACGGTGTCGATTTTAATCGTCAGAAATTTGTTAATTTTGCGGCAGGGGACCTGGCCGAAATCAGGCAGATCATGCAGAAGAAAAAAGGAGAAGATACAATGGCAGAAACAACTTTAACGGTAGCTGAGCTGGAAGCTAACTACGGCGAACAGGTAACCGAAATCCGTAATACCGCTATCCAGGAAGAACGGGCGCGGATTAGTGCTCTCGATGCGCTGGACGATGGTAGCGAACAGGTGCATAAGATCATCATGCACGCCAAAGAAAATGGCCAGACGGCAGATGATGTACAGTTCTTCCTTGATACGGCCAAAGAAGCAGCACCAGCAGATAAAATGAATGACATGGACAAAGGTCAGGCATTCATGAAGAAAGTCATTGACGATAATATGAACAGCGGTGTCAATGACGTAAAGGGTGGGGCCGTAACGGCAGGCGCAGAAGATAGCGCTGAACGGGCGTCTTTTCTCGATATGCTGAATAAACAGGCAGGAGGTAAGCGATAATGGCAGAATTAGTACAGAACGTGAGCACACAGGCATACGATGGTCTGATTGGCGGTACGTATCCACATATCATCACAGCTGGTGCGGTTATTGTAGCCGGCGCGGGCAAATTGAAACGGGGTACTGTATTAGGCAAAGTAACAGCCAGTGGCAAATACACCATTGCGGACAGTTCTAAAGAGGATGGCTCCCAGGTAGGCAGTGCCGTCCTGAGCAACGACGTAGATGCCAGTGCTGATGCAGACGTAAAAGCTGAAATCTATGTTTCCGGCATGTTCAATGCCGATAAGCTGATTTTTGGTGGCTCTGATACGCGGGCCAAGCAGGAAGACAATCTCCGTCTTCACGACATTTATTTAACCGTAGAAAAATAGGAGGCTATAAATCATGGCAATTGATTACACGAATACCTATGAACTTCTTCAGGCGATTGACCGTATGTACCGCCCGACTACTCTTTTCAGAGATACGTTTTTCGGTACAGAACAGACATTTGCCAGTGAATCCGTTCTGATGGATTATCGTAAAGGAAGCCGTAAGATGGCACCTTTCGTATCCCGTAACGGCGGCGCGGTCAATGTAATCCGTGACGGCTTTACTACTAAGCAGTATACCCCGCCTATGATGGCGCCGGCACGGGTAACGACTATCGGCGATATCGAAAAACGCGGATTCGGCGAATCGGTAATTTCTACCCGCACGGCATCTGCCCGTGAACAGGAAATCGCCGCCCGCGACATCGTAGAACTCATGGATATGGATGTACGCCGTATTGAATGGATGTGTGCCCAGACTATGCTGTATGCTGGATTTACCGTAAGCGGCACAACCAATGACGGCTCTATCGATATCATCGACAATGTATCCTTTGGCGAATTTACACATAAGAAGACCCTGAGCGGTACAGATATGTGGAGTAATACCGGGGCTGATATTTACGGCTGCCTGAAAGACATGTATCAGACTGTGGCTACCGATAGCGGCCGTGCGCCGTCCGTGCTCATCACGACATCGAAAACCATTTCTTACATGCTGAAAAATGAAGATCTGATGAAATATTTGCTCCGTCCGTCGGACCAGTTGAAGGTAGCTACCTTTGCACCTCGTATCGAAAGCGACGCTGTAACGAATGTCGGCACATTCCTTGATATGAACGGCCTGCAGGTATACGCATATGACGGTGTGTATGAAGACGAAGAAGGGAAGCTTCAGAAGTATATCCCCGATGGCTACGTCATCATGGCACGCAGAAACCTGGGATCCCAGCTCTTTGGCGCCATTACTCAGTTAGAAAAGGACGGTTCCTTCCAGACGTATGAAGGCGCATTTGTTCCTAAAGTCTGGGATGACATGAACAGCGATACGAAACGAATCCGTCTGGCTACACGGTGCGTACCGAAACCGGACTGCGTAGATGACTGGTTTACCCTGAAGGCTTATTGATTTGTTGCATGGCGTCGCAATACACGACGCTCTTAATCATATGATGGAGGAAATCGATATGGATTTAATCGTGAAACGATATACATTGCGCCATAATGGCGTCGATTATGCCCCGGGGACGCTTTTAAAGAACCTCCCGGACGACAAAGCATTGGAAATCATCCGTGTTGCTGACGGGGATGTAGAAGCGCTTAAAACGGAAGCTGTAGCAGAAGAAAGCACGCCATCAGCTAGTACTGATAAGGAACTGCCGCCGGTAGATCCGAAAGCTACAGTAGGCCGTAAGAAATAGTATGGCCCTGACAGACTGGATACGGGATGATATCGGGGACCTGTTCGAGGATGCCAGCGATGCGGCGGTGTACATATCACAGGGCAATAAAAAGGATGTCCAGGTCATCGCTGAAATAGGCATTAACGACACATCCAGGAATGCCCATGATAAGAGCCGAAGCTACGGGGATGCGTCCTTTACAGTCCTTGACGATGCCGATAATGGAATAACTGAACCTCATGCCGGCGATGAGATTCAATTCCATGGCACGAATTATACATTTGTCAGCGTAGAACAGCATAGCCCCGGTGCGGTATGGCGTCTGAGATTCGTTATGCATGAGTCCGCGATGGATTATGGATCTATGTGGGGGTAGGGTACGGAAATGGATATACGACTTGAGTATGAAGACATGGCTACGCCTTTCATGAAACAGCTCGTCGAAAACAATCCGAAATGGATTGCGTCGGCATTGAAATCAGCGGCGTACTATTCGCAGAAAGCCATCAAGGAAGGTATCCGGTCAGAGGCCCCGGGTGGGCAGACGTACGCCCCGCATGTCCTGGATGACTGGCACCGGGCAAAACTGGAGCGGGCTCTCACCGGATGGAATGAAAAGAAATATCCGATTATGGGCAAATTGCGGCAGGCTGTCGGCTATGACAAGAGCCACGCCGATGAAGGCGTGGTAATTGTTGGCTGGCTCAGCCATTCCGCGGCGTATCTGGGCCGTAAACAGCAGGCCGGGTATGCGACACCTATGACGGACCGTATGCGCAAGGCGTTCTTTGCGGCGGGCCTGCATCCGTCATCCTCTAAACTCATGATTACCACCCAGCCCCGGCAGACATTTGCGCCGATGGCGCCACGTGTACAGGAGGTGGCATCCGCTGTCATGCAGCAGAAAATTATTTCATACATCAACGGCAGTCAGGAACGGAGCGCGGCATCTGGCAAACGGATATACCGTGTCTATAAATGACAGGGAGGGAAATCAATATGGAGCATACAATTCCACTGCAAACGATTTCTACAGCCTGGATGGACGCGCTAAAGGCCAGTACGCGGATACAGGAGTATTGTAAGAGTCATTACGGCCGTAGTCCGGTACTGATAAACGGTGGAAACCCACGGGAAGCACCGGACGGGGATTATTGCCCGTATATTGTCGTGATGAACGGGTCAAAAATAGAAGGCGACGACCAGAGCGTATTGTCTTATACGATTGGCGTTGGCTGGGTCGTAAAGAACAATACTATCCAGGTGGACGGGGAGACGAAAACAAACGCGTACTACCCGGATGCTCATGAAATCATCCTGAATGGTGCCGTTGAATGCGATGAACTGGGGCAGATCATATATGAAGAACTCCAGGAATTTGCGGCCGGTCGTGACTGGCCTATTTCCCGTATTGATTACGATGTGACGCCATCCGCTACGTATCCACAGTTTACGGGTACGATGATTTGTATAACGGAAATTGCCCCGTCTATGGGGGAAGAATTAACCTATTAGGAGGAGATAATACATGGCTAAGCAAGCAAAAGGCATGAAGTCGATTACGAATCTGGCCTTTGAAAAAACATATGGCCAAATGCCGTCAGACGGCATTTGGTATCAACAGCCAATCAATAAAAATGCTCTGACAGGCAAGCAGAGCTTGATTCAGTCCAATACGATTACCGGCCGCCGCGATATGACAGAACCGGGAATCGGACAGATGGACGCATCGGGGCAGTTAGAGCTCCCACTTGATGTCCGGAATATCGGTAATATCTTAAAGGGCCTGTTCGGGGCACCGACTACGACGGCAGGCACGAAGGAAGGCACGTATAAGCACGTCTTTAAAGTTGCCGATGAAATCCCATCACTGACGATTGAAAAGGGATTCCCCGATATCGGCTTATTCTTCACTTACACCGGTACGAAATTCAATAAATTTTCCCTTACTGCCCAGGTCGGCAACAATGAAACAACGTATACGGTGGATACCATGGCCAGCAATGAAACGGAAGCGAAAAAGACAGCAGCGACGGCTCCCACAGCACTGAAACTGACCCGTTTCAATAATGTAAACGCCTCTGTAAAAGAAGGCGGTACCGCTCTTGCTACCTGCCGGAAGATGCAGTTGGACATCAATAACAATCTGGATGGTGACACGTACTGCCTGAACGGCTCCGGCATCCGTCCATCCATTAATGAAGGGATGTCTGAAATCACGGGCAATATTGAAACGCTGTTCGAGGACGACGCCCAGCTGCAGAAAGCGATGAACAGCACAGAAACATCCCTGGAACTGGAATTTACCCGGGATGATTTCAGCCTTACGTTTTCTATCCCGGAGGTCATTTTAGAACGTGCTACACCGGGCATCAGCGGGCCAAAAGGAATAACCCAGACGCTGAATTTTCGCGGATATTATGCAGACGATACAGGAAACAGCATTATTACCGTAACGCTGATCAATGACGTTGCAACGTACTAAGGAGGAATAGACAATGGCAAATATGACAGATAAAGAAGCAAAAGAACGCGGTAAAGAAGTCCAGGACGCTATTAACGACCTGATTGCTGAAGGGAAGCTCCCGGAAATCAAATCCATGACCCGCGCACAGCGTCGCGAACTGGATGCTAAGAAGTTAAATTATTTTAAGGGGGTATCCTCTGGGGAAAGCGCTGTCATGCAGCAGGAAAGATGCTCTGACTGGATTCTGGACAATGTATATCCGGACTTTGACTTTGATAATTTGCCGAATAACATCTGCTATTACTTTGGCCAGATGGTTTTCGCGGCTACATATTCGGATAAGTTAAGCGAAAAAAACTGATTGACGTCTGGGATTGGGCCGTTACCAAAGCGGAATATTGCCGGACGTGTAAGGACCTTGGGAAAGATGATGACTGCGATAGCTGTGATTACCGTATGCCAGAGCTTTCCCCTTTAAATATGGTAGCGTATACCTTATGGGCGCACTGCTACACGCAATGGCGGTATAGCAGCGTCGGCAGTATGGGCGGCGCTGCTCCTGTACCGATGGGGCTGGATTATAACGCTGTCGCTGTGGCTGCTAAAATGTTGGATATTGAGCCATCACCGGGGGATTTCATCAAGATCCAATGCCTGGAGCGGTATGAACTGAAACGAATGAGGGAGATGATTAAAGATGGCGGGCACTGATGTGCAGATACGGATTATCGGCAAGGACGACGCAACAGGCGCATTCCGTAACGTAGCACGGGAAGCGGCTAATGCACAACAGCAGTTCGAATCATTCGGAAACTCCATGCTTTCCGTTCATTCCGTACTGCAGAACACTATGGCGTATGCCACGGCTATATCCGGGCTGAACGGTATTACAGACGCCCTGCATAGCGCTGCTGGCTCTGCGCTGGATTTCTATACGACAATGCAGACCGGGTCTATATCTCTGGCCGGGTCGCTCATGTCTATGGGACAGATCAACGGGCAGGCCATCCAGTGGAATGAAGCACTGGGCATGTCTAAAACACTCATGAGGGAACTGTCTGACCAGGCATTAGTTACCGGGGCCAGCACGAAAGAAATATCTGAAGTATTCCGTGGCATGCTCCCGAGTGCGCTCAATGCCAAAATGACGATTGAGCAGACGATGAAACTAGCCGGCGCCTTTACTACGACAGGTAAGGCTATGGGCATCGACGGCAATACACTATCCCGTGATGTTCGTGATATCATCAACGGCAGGAACGTAGAACGGACGACACTGGGTATGCAGTTAGGGTTGTCCACTGAGGATATCCAGAAAGCAAAACAATCCGCTGAAGGGCTGTTTAATTTCCTATCGGAACGCCTGCGCGGTGAAATCGAAGCAAACGAGCACTATCTGGAAACGTTCGAAGGCCGTTGGAACCATCTGAAAGAATCCATTGCCCGCGTCGGCGGGGAAGCCCTGACACCTATGATCCAGGAAGTCACAGATGAAATGAGTACGCTCGCCAATAAACTAGTATCAGTAGACGTTGGCAGCGGAAAGGTGACAGGCATCAATGGTGACGTCATCGAGAACATCCGCAACGCCAGCATTGTTGTAGAGCATTTCGCCAGTGGTATTGCTGAAGTGGGCCGGGACCTGTCCGGCGTATTTCTTCCTACCATGAAAGCCGTAGCTGCTATTATCGAAGTGGCGGCCCAGCACACCGCGGCTCTGACAGAAGGCATGATAGTGCTGTGGATTGGCCGGAAAATTAGCTATTACGTGACGGATTACCGCAATGCCATAACTGGGGCCGCAACAGCCCAGACCGCCCTGGGCCGGGCCGCTGAACAGACCCGGATACAGATCATGGCGGAAGCAGATGCACAGCGTCAGGCAAATCTGGCTAAAGCGCAAAGCAGTATGACCGAGCTGGTCAGTGTATCTCCTACTGGGGCACGCAGTGGGATGGATTCCGCGGCTGTTGCAAAACAAATCGCCCTTGAAGCATCCTTGGGGAACGAAATCAAGCGGAACATAGAACTGGAAGTACAGCGCGCTACAGTCGCACAGACAAGTCGTACGGCGTTTGAAGGTGCTTTAGCAGCCATGAAGGCCGGGGAAATGGAGCTGGCCACTCAGATTCTGGCCACCAGCGCTAACATAGAAGCCCAGGGGGAGGCTGCTGAAATGATGGCCGCCCGGGCGAATGAAGCGATTGCACTGGTACGAGCAGGCCAGGCAGAACTGGCAGAGCAGGTCGTACAGACAACACTGGCTAATGAGCTTCAAGGCACGCAGAGCCTTACAGCAGGCGCTCAGAGTGCGGCCGGTGCGGCTATTGCTGGAGAAGCGCAGACAGCTCTTAAAGCAAAGACCTTAGAGACCAATGCTGCTACCGTAGCGACAGGTACCGCGGCCGCCGTAAGTGGTGCAAAAGTCGTTAACATGGGGGCCGTTGCCGGGACGGCAATCAAGAACCTCACCTCCTTGGCGTGGAACCTTGTAGGCGGATGGATGGGCGTGGCGGTAGCCATAGGGGTCGCGCTGTATAAGCTGTACCAATATGCATCTGCAGAACGGGACTGGGAGCAGAACCACTCCTACTGGTACAAAGGCGCTACCTGGGTCGTTAGCCAGGATGGCAGCGTAAAACGGCAGGACTCCGGGGCACCTACGGTATTAGACTGGACTGGTGTCGGCGCTGACTGGGATACAGAAAGTCCGGAAGACGTGGAAGCTATCAAGAAGATGAACGCTGAGCATGAGGAAGAGCTGAAGCGTCAGCAGGAAGAACAGGAAAAGAATGAAATGATTGCCAGCATGGAAAAGGCTAAGCGTATGCAGGAGGCAATCGCGAATGAACGTCCTGATCTTATCGATAAGGTTACCGGCAAGTATCCTCCTAGTGATGATGACGAAGGAGATGCCGCTAAGAAAGCCAATAAAGAAGCGGCTGCGGCCCAGCGCAAAGCGGCACAAGCGGCCAGAGAGCAAGCTCAGGCAAATAAAGAATACGCAAACGTGATTGCGGAAAATTCGAGAAAAATTGCCCAGGCCAATGAAAAAGTAGAGAATATCATTGAAAGCCTGGACGAAAAAATCCTGAATCTGACAGGAACACAATTGCAGATTGATTTGGACAAAATATCCCATGAAGTCAGCCATGTCAACAAAGAGATTGCCAGCTCCATCGTAACCTTAAAGACGTTTACACCTAAAGCTGGAAGTGAAGGCGCATCGGGCGGATATTCAATTGAACAGAATTGGAAAGAAAATTTATTAAGTGGCGATGACGCCATTACTACTTTAACAGCTCAAAAACTGCATTTATTATCTGAAAAATATTATGAACTGACAGGCGAACAGCCAACGGTTACTAGCATGCATCGGTATGGGAATGGGTCTTCCTGGCACGATAGTGGGCAGGCCTTTGATTTGTCGGATAGTAACCTTGAAAATAACGCGGATTTGCGGCATCAATTAGCTGACTACGCACGAACAATCGGCTTGAACCCATTGGATGAATACGAAACTCCTGATGATCCTGTAACAGGGACACATTGGGGAGATAACAATGTTCATTTTACGGATAATGGCTCGCCGCTTCCGGAGTTACAAACACAACCAGCGGCTCCGATTCAACCTACTGTATCCCAGGAATCCGTAACGATTCCACAGACACCTCAAATTCAGACGATTGAACAAGTAGCCACGGAAATGAATGCTACGGATTTGCTGAAGCTCCTGCTGGCTATAGCTACCTATGAATCCGGTGATCAAAAGAATATAGCTACCATCGGAAGCAACACCTATAATCCCACATCAGGCGCTTCTGGTATGTTCCAAATCCTGCCAGGCCAGGATTACTTGGGTGAAGATGGCCAGCGTCATAGCATCCCTGATGATTATGCGGCCAATGACAGACAGAACACGATAGCAGCCATTGATTTACTGCGTGGAAAAATCAGAGAGCAGAATGGCGATGTCTGGGAGGGCGTCAAGCATTACGGCGAAAATACGGATGAATACGTGAATGGTGTCCGGGCTATCTATGATTCCCTGGGTGGCGACAATATCAATTTAGCGCCGATGAGCACGACTACATATAAGCCCCCACAGATGGATGAAGCCTATAAGAAATTATCCGGGTATCAAAAAGAAGCTATCAAGGATGTCATGGAAAAATGGCAACAGAGACGGGCTCAGTATGCAGATGAAACAGCAATTACAGCTGCAGAAATTGGCATGTATGGAGATAATTACGATAACCGTCTGGTAGCGTTGCAACGAAACCTGGATAAGACGTTACGGGAAATCGATCAGAAGCGTAAGGATGTTTATAAAAATGTTGTTGGAAAAGGCGATGATGCGGAAGGCAAAGAACTAGTAGAACAATACCAGAACGTACAGAAGGAAAAAGCCCGGCAGGAAGAATTGCAGAAAGAGCGTGAGCTGATGACGACAGAGCACAACGAACGTCAGACTCACCTGCAAAGCATGGGATACCTTCGGGAAGAATACGCTTCGACTATCAATAAATACCAGGCACAGGAATTAGAACAATTTACCCGGTATCAGAAAGAACAGCTCAATACGGCAAAGCTGACACAGGAACAGCGGATAAAACTGGAGCAGGAACTGTATGAAAACATGCAGAAACTGCACTCTCTGGAGTCCAAAACGGATTGGGGTGCAGGGCTTCAGCAGTTGGGCCGGAACATGAAAACGTATACGCAGGATATTGGATCCGCGCTTACACAGGGATGGAGCAGTTTGACGGATACCATGGAGGGTGCATTCGATAACATGCTGACCCAGAATGAGTCATTCAGCGAACGGATACGCAATTTGTATATTTCCGTGGCTAATACCATCCTGAACACGATGATGAAGATCATCATGCAGGGCCTTGTCATGCACGCCATCATGCAGGCGTGCGGCATGGGCGCAAACATAGGCCTGTCCAGCGACATCACAAGCAGCGCAATCAACACGCTGAGCGGTGGCCTTTCCTTCAGTGGCGGGTCATCTCTTCCAACTTCCTACGCTTATCATCATCCCATAACAGGATTTGCCAGCGGTGGTGTTGTCGCCCCTGGGTATTTCATCGCCGGCGAAGAAGGCCGGGAACTGGTAGAAATGAGTGGAAACGGGTATGTGCATAATGCCCGTGAAACGGCAGAGATTTTAAACGGCGGGCAGAACGACCGCCAATCCGGTATAGAAAACGTAGAAGTACGGATTGTCAATCAGTCCGGCCAGCAGGTCAAATCAACACAGTCTACAGCACAGGTTGATGGAAAAAAATTAATCGTAACAACTATGTTGGAAGCCGTGGCGACTGACTACATGGGAAGCCGTACGATGCTGAAAGGAGCGCTGGGCAATGGCTGATGCACTGAAATGGCCGAATATAACGCCGCCATCATACGGATCTACGGAAGACGTAGAAGACACATCTATCCGCTCAACATTTGAAGATGGGACGGTACAGGCCAGACGGAAATACACGAAGAGCCGCAAGACATGGGTACTGAAATGGGACAATCTGCCGTACGCTGAGTATGTAACACTCATGGATTTTCTGCAGAACAAGTCCTATTTCAGCGCAAAGCCGTTTGAGTGGGTGTCACCTATCGATGGCAAAAAGTATACGGTACGATTCGTGGAAAAAGAGTCCTTTACGTCTAAGGCCGTGAATATGATGACCGGTAGTATTACGATACGGGAAGATTAGGAGGGAGCATATGTTATCATTATCGGCAATCGCTAAAGCCGAAAAGAACAAGATGGATACGGACAGCGTGTTTATCCTGCTCCTGGAGCTCAATATACCAATGGCAGACGTGGATCCTATCCGGGTCTGCCATAATACAGAAGATGTTGAATGGAATGGGCATATCTGGCAGGCGTTCCCGTTTGAAATCGGCAAGGTATCAGAGGATAAATCAGGGAGCATCCCGTCTTTTGAAATCCGTATCGACAACACAAGCCAGGCGCTGACCTATTATGTTGAGGCGTCGAATGGCGCCAATAACGGGGAAGTCGTGTTCTACATTGTTAATACGAAAGGCTTGCAGAGCAAAAGCGCTGAAGTAGAGGAACATTACCGGATCACGAAGCTGACCGTCAATGAACAATGGGTAACGGCAACGGTAGGCACGTCTTACAATCCTCACTCCCGGCGCCCCGAAGGGAAATACACTAAGAACAGTTGTCGGTACAAAGAATTCGGCGGGCCGCAGTGCGGGTATAAGGGAACAGACTACACCAGCTGTAACCGGACGCTCTCCGATTGCCGGAAACGGGGATGTAGTTCCCGTTTTGGTGGTTTTCCGGGTGTTGACCAGGGAGGGATTTATGTATGATTGACTATGAAGATCTTATCGGCATCCCTTTCGTCAACGGCGGCCGGAACCGTGCCATAGGCTTTGACTGTTACGGCCTTGTCATGGAGGTATATAGGCGGTTTGGAGTACGCCTGCCGGAATTTACGGCGGACTGGGATGATGAAGAGAAGATAAATGGCATTGTACAGCGGGAAGCTGCATCATCGGCATGGCGGCGGGTGGCGCCGCCGCTTCCCGTTCCGTGCCTGGTAGCTCTCCGGATGGGCACACCGCCGGGAATTGTGAACCATACCGGGGTGTACATCGGAAACGGTAAATTCATCCATACCCGGGCCAAAATAGGCGTTTGCATCAGTCGCCTGGATTCCCCGGCATGGCGTGGCGTGATTGAAGGTTTTTATGTATATGTAGGGGGCAAAACATGATTACTGTTATTTTTGTCAAAAATCCGTTCGAACCACAGAAGAACAGGGAAATCCATCAGCTCCCGTATGTCGCCGGGGCGCCGGTCAGCCATTATGTGCAGAAATGCACGGATATGCTGTCTCTGTCTGATATGGTCATATCCCGGAACAGCTACACCATTAACGGTAATCAGGCTGTACATGACCGCGATTTTATCGTGTTTTCGCCTGTAGTGGGAAAAGGCCATGGGAAGAATCCTCTGCTGATTATTGCTACCGTGGCGCTGTCGGTTGTCTCTATGGGCGTTGGCAGCCTGGTAGCATCCGAAACGTGGGGCGGCGCTGCTTTGGCCAGTGCTACAGGGTTCGCCGCTATTGGCGGGTATCTGGCTGCGGCGGCAGTTATGTTCATCGGCGGCACGTTGATACAGCGGGCCTTTGGCACGGCAAACACACGGGGATACCAGGATAATTCAGAAAACCCGACGTATTCGTGGTCTGGCATACAGACTACATCCGGGCAGAACAATCCTATCCCGATTACGTACGGTACGGTCCGGAGCGGTGGGCAGACTATTGGAAAATACATAACGTCCGACGCGGATAAACAGTACCTTAACTGGCTTGTCGCCGCCGGATATGGCCCACTGAAGATTTATGATGTTCAACTGAACGATAATCCGATAGAAAACTATAAGAACGTCAGACTGGATACTCGGTCCGGGCTGAATGACCAGGACATCATCCCTAATTTCAATGACACCGTAAGTACGAAAAGCCTGGGATACGAACTCCTTGAAAGTGAATGGCGCACGGATTTGGTTACAGGCAATGCGACTCAGGGCCTCATCATCTATGTAGAGTGCTCCAACGGGCTGTATTATGCCAATGATAAAGGTGGACTGGATGAAACGTTCGTGAAAATCGCCGCGCAGTATGCTCCAGAAGGATCCAACGATTGGAAAGACTTTTTACGGCCGCACCATTATCTGGAATCCAGATGCAAGTATGTATCGCTGAACGATGATACGGCGCCTATTGGCGAATACGATATTAAATTTGAAAGTCATGATAGTGGTGCCAGCTACAAGATTAGCATTGGAAGCTACAGTACGACCTATACGACAAAGCCAGAACGGACAATAGCTGTAGGCCCTTTCAACTGGGTAACTACGCATGAATTTGCAAACTGGCTTACTTGTTTTTACGGGAAAGTGTATGTGCGATCCACGAAGGACTCAGCTGATGACGGTATGATTAAGGGCAATAAATCGTCCGCTATCCGCCGGCAGTACCGGGTGGACCATCTCCCTGAAGGGCAGTATCAGGTACGGGTTAAAGTCGTGTCCCGTGGATATCCCGTAACGTCTACACGGGCCAGCACCCGGATATGGTGGACTGCTGTTAGTGGCATTGTGTACGATGATTTTACATATCCGGGAATCGCCCTGATTGGTGTGCGGGCTCTGGCTACAGACCAGCTCTCCGGGTCCCCGACGATAAAGTTCATGAAACAGCGGAGTACCGTGTACATCTGGAATCCGGGAACGCAGGCATACGAAGAACAGGCCGCAACAAACCCGGCATGGGCCGCGTATGATATGATTCATCGCGCAGAAAAGATAACCGATGTACGAAGCGGGGGAACGACGTATATCCATAGTGGGGCTGATGCGTCCCTGCTGCTGTACAACCAGTTTGCTGAATGGGCGGTGTACTGTGACAAGTTCAAGCTGAAAATTAACATCGAAATCAACACATCAGGTGAGCTGCTGGATGTGGTGAACCGGTTCATCGCGCCCGTTGGCCGAGGGATGGTGGAGCTGTTCGGCACGAAGTACGGATGCTGTTGGGATGGGCCTAAAGAAGCCGTGCAGATGTTCGGCATGGGCAACATCATCAGCGGTACGTTTTCGGAAACGTTCCTCCAGACGTCAGACCGGGCAAACGCCGTAGAGCTGACGTTCACTAATGCCCAGAAAGACTATCAGCGGGATACCGTGAAGGTTTTTGGCCCTACGTTCGACTCTGACGAGTATGATACTACGTCTCAGCTGACCTATGACGGCATCACTGACTACGAACAGGCATACCGGGAAGCTAAATTCCAGCTGTATTGCAACGCGTACATGGTGCGCACTGTGTCATTCCAGGCGGCTATCGACGCTATCGCCTGCACAGTTGGGGATGTCATCTATGTAGCACATGACGTGCCTATGTGGCAGACCAGCGGCCGGATTGCAAGCGTAGACGGGAATACGGTAGTCGTGAACACGGTAATGAAGTCGTATGACAGTGCTAAGACGTATACATTTGCCTATCGCTCTGCCACGGATGATACCCGATATGAGGTGGGCTGTCAGTCGATTACCGTAAATGACGCTACGACTACGGTTGTACTGTCGGAAACCCCTACATCCGCACCAGTTGCCGGGGACATATTCGATATCGCCGAAGTCAATAAAGGGACGAAGAAATTCGTTGTCCGTTCCATCAGCCGTACGGAGGATATGGTCCGGGAAATCGAAGCGATTGAGTACAATGAAAACGTATTCAACGAAAACTATACAATCCCGCCCATGAACTACAGTGACTCCGAAATTGATACGTCCGACGTACAGAACGTAACTGACCTAGTAGGGCACCAAATCCACTGGACCGATAATAGCGGGCAGATTCACGCCCGTATGTATCTTTCGTGGTCCTATCCGGAACGGCTTCCCTATCAGCGGTTTGTCATATCGTTATCCCGGGATGGCGGTAAAACATTTGAGGCGTCCGGGTCATCCATCGGCATGAATTTTGAATGCGAAACCGACGTAGATACGGAGTATTATGTCAGAGTTGTTACAGTAAATAACCTAAAATGCTCAACCGGAGCTACCATAGAAGTTGCAGTACCAGCAGTGGCGTCAGCGGTTACGCCTAACAATATTTCCGCGTACGCCCAGTATAGAATGCTTCTTGATGGTACTCCCAGATACGATATTAATGTATCCTGGATGCCCGACAACCTCCTGGCCAGAGTGTACTATAAGCCGAATCATGTACAGGCTGATCAATTGACAATTGTCGAAGGCGTTGCCGCGGACAATCTTGGCTGGTTAGGACCGTGGACATATGCAGGAACCGGGGTAAACCAGCTAACAATACCGCAGTGCGTGCCCGGTGATACGTATCGTATTGCAATCTGCACGGCAAATGGCCTAGGGCAGTTTACGCTCCCGGATGCCGCTACAACGATTGATGTTCTGTGCGCCGCCCGGACGACAATCCCGAACACGCCGGGTAAACTGGCTGTCGCATTCGGTAAATCCACGGCAACACTGACATGGGATGCCGTCACGAACGCTGATATCGCGTTCTATGAAGTCCGTACTGATACCGGGGCGGGGACGAAAACTAACGGCTTCCTGCTACGCACGAACAGCCTGATAGCCGATGTTAAACTGACGAACCGCTCAGGTAAATTATACGTATTTGCCTGCGGTACCGATGGGAAGTACAGTGCGGCGGCAGAAATGCAGTACTATAAACCGGAACCGAAGGAGCCAGATGCTCCTACCGTTACAGATAAACTGAGCGGTATGAGTATTGTTGCTGAGGCTATCCCGGATGACTGCAACGGGATGTACGTAAAAATCAATGATACCATCCTGCTTACGGCAAATAATGCGCTGACTTATAGCTGCCCAGCCGGGATTTATGATGTAAGCGTAGCATATTCTGACCTGTTCGGTACTGGGCCGTATTCGGTTACAACGCGATGTGTGGTAAAAGCACTGGTAGACTCGTCACTTTTGGCTGACCAGGCCGTAACCCGGCAAAAAGTAGACCAGGTCATTGACAAAGCCGTGCAAGATACACAGACGACTCTTCCACAGCAAATCCAAGCCGCTGCGGCGTCGGCAGCTAATGACTTATCTGCGGTCATCACTGAGCTCAACAAAGCGCCGGGAGATAGCAGCTATAAGTCTATCTCGGATCTTAAAACGACGACAGATGGACTAACATCTACTTTCGCTACGCAAAAGGCGTCTCAGGACAAGGTCAACTCGTCGGTGGATACCCAAATCAGCCAAATCAAGCAAGATGCCAGTACGTTGTCGTCGACAGTACAGAGCAACAAAGCGTCCCAGGACAAGGTCAACTCGTCGCTAACGTCTAAAATCACGCAGACGTCGGAGGCAGTGACTACTGTAGTCTCTAATCTCAACGACTCGACAAAGGCCAAGTCTTACTCAGCCATCGCTCAGATGAGCAACGCCATCGCGACGAAAATCACGCAGGGCGACATGACGTCTTACCTGCAACAGGATCATACTGGGTTTTACATCAAAGGGAGTCTCGTCAACATCGACGGGACGACCAAAATTGGCAACAATATCATTACGAACAACATGATCCAGAGCAACGCCATAACGGCGGAAAAAATCAACGTCAACAGTCTTTCGGCCATCACGGCGACTATCGGGACCCTGCGGACAAAGACCAGTGGCGCGCGTGTCGAAATAAAGGACAACCTGATTGAAGTGTATGACAATAACAACGTTCTTCGAGTGAGGATGGGGGTGTGGTAACATGGCGCAAGGGCAACTTGTAACATATGATGAATCTGGCAGACAGTATACAAATGTAAATGCATCTACGCTAAGAATTTATGGAGAAATTACAGTCACTGGGCGTACGGGGGATGTAACTTTTACTATCCCAGATTATGATACAGGAAAACCTGTTGTATTTCTTAAGGGAAATGAAAAAGCTTACAAAAGAGATAGCGAAGGCGAATTTAATGTCTATATTTGCGGGTTCGTTTTTATATCTAATATTACACGAACCGGATTCCACTTTGAACGCATGTGGGATTATTATAAGCAGTCAACAGTTCGCTGGGATAAAATGCCAATAACATTTATTTACGGGTGTGCGAAATGAGCAACTACGAAATGAGCAACTACATTGAAATAAGAAACGCAAATAGCATCGTCAGGGAGTGTAAAATAGTTTGTGTAAATCGGTATTGCATGAATCTACTTTATGCCCC